CCTCCTACAAATTTAAAAGCTGCGTTAAATGCTGCAGTTCGTGAGCCTGTGCCATCCTGTGTAATAAATATTGAACCTGCCTGACCTACTACCTGATTACTTGGTGCTGCGAATGTTCTATTACCACCGAGTGTTACTGAATGATGACATGCTGTAGCCATGTCTATTGTTATTGTTGCCCCATCAGAAAGAGCCGTTACATTAGCTGCTGCCCCTCCTGTAAGACTTATGCCTCCACTAGCTGTTTCTATCTTCTTAACATTATTGTGGTATAACTCTACTGCTCCATCAGCACTAAATTTTGCTATATTTTCATCATTAGCTTTATTATTTATAAATAAAAGATCAGAAAGTATAAAAGAGTTAACACCACTTGCTTCAAGTGTCATGTCATCTCCAGTTCCAAACTTGGCTTTTGCATTATCAGCAAACTCAAGGGCATTATCTGATCTGTCAAAAACAACATCTCTTCCAGCAGTAGCACCATCAAAAGTTACATCTTCTTGAAATATATTTGTTGAAGTGAAAGTATTAGCTGCCGACAATCCAGCATGACCAAAGTTTGTTGCACTTACATCACCCAAAGTTACAAAGGCATTATTAGCAGAATTTCTTATTTTTAAGGTATCGCCATCAATATGTGGAACATAAGCTGCAACGCCAATTGTAGGATCACCAGAACCTTGATTTAAGGTACTTAAAGCAGCAATTATCTGATTTAACTTTGTTCTTACAACAAGACCAGTTCCGTTGTCAGTTGTAAAACCAGATCCACCAGTATTATCGACTCTTGACATAGCAAACCAACTTTTTTTCTAAGTATATCCTAAATATTAACCTTTACCAAAACCAATAGCAGTAAAGTTAAAGTTTCTATCAACTGAACTACCAGAACTGTCTTTAAAGTGGACAGTGAATCCGCTACCAGTGATGCTTGAAAGCTCGAAAAAATCACCTGATGCCATATTAAATGCAGTAATTCCGACGGCTGGTGGGTTAGAGTTTGCACCTAATAATGCACTAGTGCCAGTGAAGAAGGGGTGGTCGAAAGTTATTGACTTCGCCCCAGCCCCAGATGCAATAGTCGTTGTGCTTTGTTCTGTTCTTCTCTGAAATTCTGCAAAATATCCTAGCTGACTTACTCTTATATCCTGGTTAGTATCTTGCGTTGATAATACACATTTAAACTTAAATGCCCTGCCTTCAAATGTTCCATTAGCAAATTTTTGAAAACCTGAATAACTACTTGCATCCTGTGAAGTTTGGACAAAAACTTCAGCATTGGTATCAACACTGGAAGCGCCATCAAAATCCTGTCTTGCATCAATATCTGTTACTGAATCAATCAAATCATTAGAATAAACAGAGTCTGTTTGTATAAGTTTTCTGAGATCAAGACTGAATACAGCACCTAAATCCAAAGTTTCATTAAATAAATATGTTCCAGTTGATGAAACGCCACCAATATCATCAATAGAGGTTTCTGAATCTATGTCTGTACTGCTGTCAAAGTTTCCTGTTCCAGCCAAACTAATTGAATTTGTACCAGAATCAAAACCAATATTAGTTTTTGATCCTTGAAATTTAGGATCATCTAAATCTTCTCTTCTTGTCTGCACTAATAATTTTGGCTGTGCCTCTGGTAAATCTATTACAAGTGAAGTTTCTCCTGTACCAAACCTGTCGCCATCATCTTGCGTTTTTAGTATGTATTCACCTTCCAATAACGGAACAACCTTTTCTGTTGATGCTCCACTTAATGCAAAAACAAGGTCAGTTGCATCTGAAAATGTACCGCTACCATCTGTTTTTGGAGAATGGCGCACATGAATACGACCTCCCGCACGAACATCCTGGTCTGGAACAGCATCCCATCTTAATCTGATCTCTTTGTCAGATATAGGTTCATAGGTAAGATTTGTAATATCAGAAGGTGGTGCTGTCTTACCGACAGCAGTAAATGTCAGTGTTGCAGGCTGTCTTGATGGCTGTCCAAGTCCATTAAAACTGAAAACCCTTATCTCATACTCACCAGCATCTGAATTTAATATCTCAGCATCACTTGAAAGGGTTTCTATCTTTTTGAAATCACCATTGGCAAATCTGTATTGAACTTCATATCTACTGGCACCAGATTGCGTCTGCCAATCAAGAATCAGTTTTGATACTGCCTTATTGTTAATAGTTACAATCTTTTCATCCACTCTCAATCCTTCGGGTGGATTTAAAACTGTTGTAAGAACTGATACATTTCTTGTTGGTAACGCAGAACCATCTTCCACAAAGGCATATTTTCCAGAATCATGTGATAAAGCTGTAATTGAAAAAGTCTTGTCATCATTTTCTTTGACACTTATAACCCTCCAAGTTGTTGTCTGTAAATCTGTAGTCTCAAGAATATATGGTGCGTGTTGATTCGGTGCTGCACTGAAAGCAGATGATACAGTTATGGTTGTGCCTGATATAGCACTAATTGTTTTTTCTTCCAATGAACCGTCTGGCAGAATTATTGAAATTGTCGGGCTATCGCCAAGGCTTGGAATATCTGTATTGTCAGAATCATCAAGCACAACAATTGTTGTACTGGTAACGCTTTTAAGCAATCCACCTCGCCTTACACCAGCTTTTAATCTGTCAGATATTTCTATCACATCTCCAGGTCGAACTAAAACACCAGCAGCGGCTGTTGTTGAGAAAGAACAAGTCTCTCCAGAATTTTGTTCATTATATAGAAACCAACGGCCTAATCTTCTTGCCTGATTACGGCTGGTTGTGGCAAATGCTTTAATATTTTTAACAACAACTCCATATTTTGTCTGTGTAGCAGAATCAGCCTCAACAGTTTCAACATCAACCTCCTGTGTTGTCATGTCAAAATAACTGACATTTATTACTGTGTGTCTTGTCTTTAAACTTGAACCAGCATATAAAAAACCAGCTTCGGTAACATTTGCATTGGTAAAAATATAACTTGGATCTTTTGGTGAATCTTGAGATATCGCGATTCCACCCGCAGAATAAAAAGGCATAACACGCATCACAGAACAGATCGCATTGATCAGACCATATGCTTCCTGACGTTGTGTGATATTTACATTGCAACTGAATCTTGGTTCTGTTGATCCATCACCGTTACCAGCATCAACTGATGTTCCGCAATATTCACTTACTGTCTTGAAACTAAATTTATCAAGGTTTGATTCAGCGATGCCACACCCCGCCCTTGTATCTGTCAGCAAATCGTATAAAATCCATGCTGGATCAGTAGTCCATTCTTTATCTGTTTTAAAAGTTCCGTTAAATGTTCCCGCATATGTTATTGCACCTGTCTGCAAATCTACAGTTGCGTTGTGCGGTATCTTAATCTTGCGGCCCCTGATGCGGAACACCCTCTTGGGGACTCTTGGAAACTGTTCAGCATTGAACCTTAATGCGACATGAGCCGTATTTGCATATGCGTTCTGTTCAAAAATAATATTAGTGGCCTGTTGAAACTGAAAAGCATTTACCAAAGTTGCATCTGAACTGTCTGCCGTTACTCTTTCAACTCTGATAGCTACAGGAAAAGATGTTGTTGATTTCAGTTTGACTATATAATCTCTGAAATATGCGTTTGTTGATCTACCTTTTACAGTGTCATCAATAACGGTTGTTGTTGTTCCGTCATTTTCTATTGTTTTGATTAACAAATTTACTTCTACACCATTGATGTCTCCATCATCTTCAAATTTCTGCATTGAAGGAAACCTCAAAGTTACACGAACTGCATTAATATCACTGGAACTTACTGTATGAGTGACAGGGGTTGAAGTGGTTACAGTTGTACCAATTACAGTTTCAGTTTCAATGTTTGATATTCCATCAATAAATGTCTGGCTGGAAGTGCCAAGCCTGAAATCAAAGCCTACATCTTTAAAATTAAAATCACTGTCCTCTGGGGCAGTATTGCTTGCGGCTTCCTGTAAAACCTGAGTTCCATTTAAGAATATATCTTTTTTAAAAGCATTGAAGTATGCAGTTGATGTCTTGTCTGTAATACTGGCCTTTGATGCGGTTGCTGATCCTTCTATCTCCCCTTCCCCTAATAACTCAACAATCGTATTAAACTGCTTGGAAGATAATGCACCACTTGGCAGATCAGGGTTGTTGAATACTGTATTTTGATCAAACTCTTGTATCGCCATCAGTTGTTACCCTCCACCTGTACAGTATCAACACCATTGGATACCACAATAGAGCCGACCAAGATTTCTCCATATACCAAATTCACTGGGACACCCGCATTGCTGATATTAGTCAGCCCTGTAAAGGAATAGTTTGAGGCCAAAGCCGATGGGTCTAAACTGTCTTGACCAGATACAGCAGATGAGGTGTTTTGCTGTGGTGTCAGCATACTTGTTACCCCATCAATTACCATACTTGTTCCAACAGTTGTTAGCACACTTGTAGCAACTGTAGCTAAAAGTTTACTGCCTAAAAGTGTTGTACCAATAGTTGAACTTGTAAACAAAGCTCCAGCACCTAATAAAATTGGTAAAAAATTACCATGAACAACAGGAATAATTTTTATATCATTTTGTGATCTGAAGTTTAATAAATCTTCAGTTATTACTCTTGCACCGACTTGAATAGTGTAAAACTGATCTGCCATATGTTTCTCAATACCTTTGAAATTACAAACTAAAAAACTTATTGCCTCTTTAGGTGTATTTAGATCAACTTCAAACTCTGCCTGACCTAAAAATTTTCTAAGTGTGCCGTAAACTTTTATTTTTTTAAGCATCTATTTCTTCAGGTCTGATTACTGCTATTTTATCTGATTTTGGCGAAACGAGATAAAAAATTAAATCTATTGCCTTACAGCTATATTTATCTGATTCAGAAAACTCAAGAGCATCCTGTGGATGGCTGTGTACAATCCCTGTAATCTCATCTACAGAATCTTCTATCTCTGCCCAATCTAGAGGGTCTATTACAAAAGATTCTGCTTTAAATTCATTTGAGATATTTTTACATGGATAATATTTTTCCTGATTATTTTTTACACCAATAATTCCACATGATTCTTCTGGCTCACACTGCTTTGCGTGTTCTATTGCATCTTGCATCCATTGAAATTTCATCATGTATTGATAAAACTACCGACCCCTGGAAACTCATTTCTGGTAACTTGTCTTGCTGGCAGTTTTTTATTTGCCTGATCCAAAGCTCCTACAAGCTCAAATTGTACAAGTTCTCTTGTTTCAGATGTTTTTCTATCAATAAAAAATATTTCCTGTGGTAATTCATTTGATGATGGTGTTCCAAAAGGATTACTGCTACTAGGAAAATTAG